AGGCGCTGGAGACCGAGATCCAGGCCGAGGCCCGCCTGGCCGAGCACGACAAGGCGCAGATCATGCGCCTGGCCCCCGCTGGCAGCCCGCTGCCCGGGACGCACGAGTTCAGCGGCATGGGGGAGTTCCTGCAGGCCATCGTGTGCGCGTCGGATTCGCTTTGGCGCTCGCGGTTCGGGGCCAGCCGGGCCGACGAGCTCATGAACAAGCTGACCGCCTACCAGGCGGTCTCCGGGACGTCGGTCGGGGTGCCCAGCGACGGCGGCTTCCTGGTCCGCAAGGACTGGTCGTCCGCCATGCTGGATCGGGCGCGCGAGCAGGCGGTCCTGCTGCCCCGGACCCGGAACATCCAGGTCGGCGGGGACTTCGATTCGCTGGAGTACCCGTACGTGGACGAGTCCAGCCGCGCGACCGGCTCGCGCTGGGGCGGCGTGCAGGTCTTCTGGGTGGCCGAGGCGGACACGGTCACGGCCAAGAAGCCCAAGATCGGCAAGGGCGAGCTGAAGCTCGAGGAGATCATGGGCCTGGCCTACGCCACGGATCGTCTGGTCCGTGACGCCAGCGCGCTCGAGGGGCTGCTCGGCTCGTCGTTCGAGTCGGAGGTGGCCTTCCAGGTCGACGACGCGATCTTCCGCGGCAACGGTGTCGGCAAGCCGCTCGGATTCTTCGGTCACCCCGCCTACGTCGAGGTCGCCAAGGAGGGGTCGCAGGTGGCCGACACCGTCGTCGTCGGCAACATCCTGAAGATGTACGCGCGGATGCCCAGCCGCCTGAAGGCCGGTGCCGCGTGGCTCATCCATCCGGACGTCATGACCCAGCTGCCGCAGATGTCGATCGGTAACCAGCCGGTCTGGCTGCCGCCGTCGGGGAACCTCAAGGATGCCCCTGCGGGCCTGCTGCTCGGCAGACCGGTCATCGAGCTGGAGCAGTCCAACGAGCTCGGCAAGGCGGGCGACATCATGCTCGTCAACCTGAACGAGTACGTGACGATCACCAAGGCCGCCGAGGGCCTGCGCTACGACACCTCGATGCACGTCCGCTTCCTCAACAACGAGTCCACCTTCCGCTGGGTCTTCCGGATCAACGGCCAGCCCACGTGGCGGATCAAGCTGACGCCGTACAAGGGCGCCAGCGATATGAGCCCCTTCATCGGCCTCGCCGACCGCGACTGAGCCAGGGAGGAAGAGACGACCATGCGACTTGTCGAAGAGGTCGGAATCATCCCGATGTACGAGCCGATCGACCTGGCGGCCGGGGCCGACAGCGAGACGTTCCAGCTCGTCGGCGCGCACGCCGACATCGTCTTCTCGTTCGGTGTGCTCACGGTGCCGGGCGCGCTGTCGCTCTTTAGCGGGGCAACGGCGGGTGCGAAGACGACCGCGCTGCCCTTCACGTATCGCCTGAGTGCTGCCGACTTCAAGGCTGCGGCCGCCGACACGTACGGTGCCGAGACCGCGGAGTCGGACGGGATCCTCACGCTCTCCGCAACGGGTCACGACCACCGCGTCGTCGTCATCCATGTCGATGCGGCGGATCTGCCCGACGATCACACGTGGGTGACGTTCGCCCTCGCGTCCGGCACGGCACAGTTCATCTCGGCCGTCGCCATCATCAGCGGTGGCCGGTATCGCCCGGCTCCGACGGCGGTGCCGACCTCGTAATCGCGTAGTCACCACGGACGCCGGGGGGTGCCTGTTAGGACTCCCCGGCGGACGTATGAAAGGACGCCGCGATGCCGGCAGAGTCGAAGGAGCTGCTGAACGTCCCTATCGCAGGTGCCGTCTCGGCGGTCGTCAGCGACCCGCTCGCGTTCATGGTCGATCAGGTCCGCGAGCTGACGCTCGACTGCACGTTCGCGTATGGCTCCGGCGGCACGACTGGGAAGTTCTGGGTGCAGACGTCGTTCGATCACGGCGCGAGCTGGATGGACATCTTCTGCTTCGCCGTCACCACCGCGGCGAAGCGACGCCTGGTCAATCTCACGGTCATCGCGGTCACCTCGCCGGCCACCCCGGCCGACGGGACGACGGCCGACGATACGGCCGTCAACGGCTTCCTCGGCGGGATGTTCCGCGTGAAGTACACGACGACGGGGACCTATGCCGGCGCGACGTCGATCAAGATCGTCGGGATGGTGAAGTAGGCCGATGCCGCTCGCGCTGAACGCGCTCGTGTCGCTGCAGGAAGCGCGGGCCTATACCGGCGCGGCTGCCACGCAGGACGACATTCTCGAGGAGGTCATCAACAGGGCGACGGAGCTCATCGAGGCCTACTGTGACCGCCCCCTGAAGCGCGGGACCAGCGGTCCGTACGCGCCGGCCACGGTCCGGCTGAGCGCGAAGGACTCCCAGCTGCTCCAGGTCGTCGCCGGACCCATCGACGTGACTCAGGCGGTCACGGTGACGTTCGATGGGACAGCGCAGACGGTCTGGCGGAAGGACGCGGATGGTGATCCGGACCTCCTCGACGTCGTCGTCGGCTATCTGGCCGACGATGCGTTCCAGCCGGGGAAGCCGGAGCGTGGGCTGTTCGTTCCCGACATGCTCTTCAGGCGGTCTGGCTGGGCGACGAGCCGCATCGGCGGGGTGGCCCTCAGCTATTACGGCGCCCTGACGGCAGTCCCCGAGGACCTGAAGGACGCCGCGCTGCTGATGGTCCGCAAGATGTTCGACGCCCAGCAGAAGGGCCTCTCGGATGTCATCACGGTCAACACGCCTGGTGGCGGTGTGACGCTGTTCGACCGCTGGATGCCGTCCGAGTCTCGAGCGATCCTCGACGCGCGCTACCGGCGCTGGACGGTCGGATGATCGCCCCGTCGGCGCACGTCCGCCGGGATGTCAAGCTCGACGTCGGCCGCCTCCGCAAGTCGGCCGAGATCGGTTTCCGAGAAGGTGTGGCGATCATCCGTCAGCGCGCCGATCAGCAATTCCGCCTGGCGGTCGGTGGTTCGCGCAAGGGATCAGGCCTGCGGGAGAAGGTCAGCGTCGGTCCAGCCGGGCTCCAGGCGACGATCGGTACGCCGCGGTTCGACGCGCACTGGCTCGAGGGGGGCACGCGGGCGCATCCGATCAGCGGTCGTCTCCGCGAGCACGGCCGCCGCGTCATGAAGTTCACGGTTGGCGGTCAAACCCTGTTCCGGCCCCATGTCAAGCACCCGGGGCAGCGCGCGACGTTCTGGTTCACGCGCGGTGTCCGGGCCGGCATCCCGGCGGCGCAGGCGCAGATCGAGCGCCGTATCCGGGAGGGCCTCGGTGGCTGAGGAGGCGCTCGGCGTCCTCGCGGGCCAGCGGATCTCGGCGCTGATTGCCGGGATGACCGGGGAACGGTTCTTCGGCGCGCCGTATCGCAACGTGCCGACCGTGGAGCGGACCTATCGTGCGCTGGCGCAGGTCTCGAGGTTTCCGCACGTCTGTGTTCTGATCCAGAACCAGGCCGAGCCGGAGCCGGCGGCGTCCGTTGGCGACATGGTGTCGCAGCTCGTGCCGTACGAGTTCCTTGTCGTAGGCTACGCGGACGCGACGGCCGACTTCACCTCGCTCGAGTGGGCGATCCGGCTCAGCGAGGACGTCACCCGCACGCTCTACGCCAATCATGCCCTGGGCGGTGTCTGTCATCGTCTGGCGCTGGCGTCGCCGGAGTTCTTTCAGCCCGCTGGGGCTACCGCTGCCGTCGCGCAGACTGCTGAGTTCGAGTTGATCGTCACCGCGACGCTCCAGCGCGCGATCACCGTGGCCCCGGGCGCCTAGCCAAGGAGAAGAGCGATGGCCGAGATCAGCATGCCGGTGGCGAGCCGGACCGTCGTGGCGATGAAGCAGGAAGCGACGGCCGGCACGGACGTGTTCGCGGACACCTACGTCGCAGGCGACGTCCAGCCGGTCGATTACCGGACGATTCGGGCCGTTGCCGATCCCAACGAGATCGAGAACCTGATCACGATGGGGTCGAAGGGGCGGGCGCCGTCGTTGAAGGGGCCGCGCCTTGGCCGGGTCGACTTTCGGATGCCGTGGCGCGGCAGCGCGGCCGCTGCCGAGTATGACGACACGCCGCTCGTGGCGCCGGAGTCGCACCGGGCTCTGCTCGGATGTGGTCTGACGGCGACGTTCACGAACCCAGGGGCCGGCAGCAGCAGCATCAAGTATACGCCGAGCGACACTGACCTGACGCAGACGATTTACTGCGTCTACCCGGTGCCCGGCGGCAACGCCTGGAGTCGCCAGTTCGTCGGGTGCGTCGGGACGTTCGTGGTGTCGGGCGAGGCGGCCGGGCCGGTCTTCTTCGACTTCAGCTTCGCCGGGGCGTGGGAGGAAGACAAGGACATCGCCTTCGTCGCCGGGACGCTGGTCGGATCGCCGACGTACCCGCTCCTGGCTGGTGCGTTGTTTCAGATCGGTGGCTCGAATTACGCGGCCAAGGTCAGGAGCTTCCGGTTTTCTCAGGGCAACCGGTTCGTCCCGCGCCGGTACATCAACGCGGCGACCGGTATCGAAGGCTTCAAGACCGTCGACCGCCGGCCGCTGCTCTCGATCGTCGCTGAGGTTGACCGCGACGCGAACTCCGGCTGGTGGGCAGCGATGCGCGACGGCACGCTGCTCGACTGCACGTTCCAGCTCAACACGGTCCATACGAACAGGCTCAAGTTCCAGTACGCAGGCGATGGGGCGGCGTCGGCGCTCGAGGTCATCACCAAACAGCTCGACGTCGTCGAGGACGTGCCGGTCTTCCAGATCGACTTGCTGCCGACCATCGCCGGCGGCGCGAATAGTGACTGGGCGATTCTCGCCGATTGATCCACAACCTACGTCGCCATAGGGAGGCTCTATGCAGCCCGCGACACTGACACTGGCCACGCTCAACGGTCTGATGGCCGCCACGCAGACGGAACTGCCGCTGTCCGACCGCGCGAAGGCGCTCCTGAGCCGCGACACGATCATCGTCCGGACGATCGACAGCGGCAGTCACACGGTCCTCTTCCCGCTCCCGCCCGACGAGGTCATCGGCGACGAGCCGCCGATCCCCTCGACGCTGTCCAAGGAGGAGCGCGAGGCCGAGGCGAAGCGCCGGAGCGACGCCTACCGGGCGCGCGAGCAGCACTGGATGCGGACGGCGCCGGAGGCCGAGCGGATCGCGTACCGGCTCGCGCTGGAGCGGGTGAAGTTCCACACGATCGCGCTGGCCGCCATCGAGCCGCGGCTGACCTCCGAGCAGGCCGAGCGGCTCGGCGACGCGGCGACCGATGTCTACATCGGCATCCTCAGGTTCTCGGGGCTCGTGAAGGATGCCGAAGCGTAGTTTTCCGATCGCGCTGAGGTTCCGCGACCAGGATCTCGCGTTCCTGGCGTGCGACATCCCGACCGGGTGGTTCTTCCACGGCTTCCCGGACGACATGCCGCTGACCGACTGCTGGAAGGCGCAGAGCGCGGCCGAGCGGCTGCGCCTGGTGCGCCAGCAAGAGGAGTGGCACGCCGCGATCCTCACGCGCGGCGTCTACGTCCGCCTCGACGACCGGTGGGTGTCAATGACGCGCGAGCTGGTTCAGCGGCTTGGCGGGACCGACGACGGCGCGCCTGGCGAGCATCTGGTCCGGAGCTACTTCAGCGGCGTCGGCTGGATTCTCCCTGGGCAGGACGGGTTCGTCGAGAGCGATGCGCCGACCCTACCGGCGTCCGTCGTTCAGATTGACCCGCTCGCGGAGATTGAGCGCCGTAGGGCGCTGACGCGCATCCCGGGCAAGAACGTCCTCTGGGCGGTGAAGGAGGTCGCTTCGCGGGCCGGGGCGAGCGCGCACCGCGTCTGGCGGTCGTGGGCCATCAGCGACTTCGTCTGGACCTGGCGCGTCAGCCTCGAGGCCGAGCTGAAGCGCGAGAACGAGAAGAAGGCCGGTGCGTCGGCCCTGCCACCTGAGATGGCGATGATCGGCGTGAGCTGATGGCGAACGACAGAAACGTCGTCGAGATCACCCTCACGGCAAGGGATCTCGCCTCGCCGGTCGTCGAGAAGCTCCGGACGGCCCTCACGCAGTTCACCCCGACGGCGGACTCGCTCGCGGCCTCTGCGCAGCGTTCCGAGACCGCCGTCAACGGGCTCAGCAACAGTGCCAGCCGCGCGCGCGACGCCGTGCGCGGTGCCGCGTCGGCGCTCACGCAGGACCTCCTGCCGGCAACCGTGTCCTCGACCGTGGCGACGGCGGCCCTGGCCGGTGGCTTCGCGGCGGCAGGCGTCGCGGCGGTCCAGCTCGCCAGCATTCTCGGTCGCGAGGTCATCGGCCGGCTGCTGGAGGCGCGCCAGAACGCGCTCGACTTCAAGGCCGCGCTGTCATCGTTCAACGGCGACCAGATCGGCGGCGAGCTCAAGAAGGTCACGACTCGGTTCGAGGAGTTGAACCGCGAGGCTCGCAGCTACTCCGCCTGGGCGCAGTCGTTCACCACGGGCGACCCGCTCAACATTATCTCGAACCTCTTTCGGGCTCGCGCTGAGCGCGACATCGGGACGGAGGCAACGCGCGCGACGGAGCTGCGGGCCGCCGAGCGGTTCGCGCGGAGTCTCGTCGAGCCCGGATACGAGGATTTCGAGGCAGTCCGTCAGCGCGACGCCAGGGCACGCTTTACGACCGGGCTGAGCCAGCGCGGCCTCTATGACTACCGGCTCGAAGGGATCGACGCCGAGTCGGCGGCGCTGGAGCGCCAGGCGCTCGACTTCGAGCGCGGCGTGGGCGGGACGGTCGACCTCGACGCGGCAGGGAGACTCCGCGCTCTGATACCGCAGCGCCGTAGGTTCCGGTACGCCGGTGAGATCCTCGGGCCGCAGACGGTCCGCGACGCCGCGGACTTCGCCGGGTTTGAGGGCGCGCTCTACGGCGGTGTGTCGAACGAGTTGCGTGACGCCGGGATCGCGCGCCGTGAGGCCGAAGGCTTGGAGGCGCTGCGTCAGAGCTTCCTGGGCGGCGGGCTAGAGGGCGCCGGGCTGGAGCAGGTCGGCGTCGGCCCGACACAGGCCGAGATCACTGCCGGGCTGGAACGCGGGAACAAGGAGCGCGTCGAGGCGCTCCGACTGGACGCCGAGCGGCTCCAGGTCGCGACGCAGCTCCACGGCCTGACGCGCGAGGAGCAGGCGGCACTCCAACTCGCGACGATCGAGGCCGACAAGCGGCTCAAGCTCGCGCTGGCCCAGGGCGACGTCGAGAAGGAGCAGCTCGCGAACCTGGAGGCGCAGGTCCGCGCGACCTCTGTGATCCGCGCCGAGATCGAGCGCAAGGACCCGTATGCCGGGCTCCAGGCCGGGTTCCGCGAAGTCTCGGAGTACGTCGGGTCCGAGGGCGAGCGGTTGCGTGACTCGCTCATCCGGTCGTTTCACGACGTGAACCGCGGCTTCGCGGACATCGTGGTCGCCGGGCTGACGGGCCAAGCGGGGAAGATCGGCGAGATCGGACGTCGGATGGGCGAGTCGATCCTTCGGGGCCTGGTCGAGCAGTTCACGACGCGCGCGACGGGGTCCCTGTTCTCGGGCGTGAACAGCCTGTTCGGCGGAGGGGTTCGCAGTGTCGCGTCGGTGGGCGTGGCGGGGGCTGTCGTCGCGCCGGCTACGGCTGGGGCGGGGACGCCGATCGGACTCCCAAGCGGCGGGACAGGCATCGTGTCGGCGACCGGCACCGTCCAGCCCGTCACGAGCACGGCGGGGAACGTGGCCTACGGTGCTGGCGGGAACGTCGCCATTGCCGGCGGTGGCGGCCCCGGCCTTCCGGGCGGCGGGTTCTTCTCTGGTTTCTTCGGCCCGAGCGTCAGCGTGTACGACGCGGCTATCGCCTACCAGGCGGCGGGCTTCCAGGGCGTGGCGGCGCTGCAGAGCGGCCAGGCGGTCGTGGTCGGCGGTGAGTTCATCTCGACGACCGTCGGCGGGTATGGCGCGGCCGAGCTCGGGGCGATCGGCGCGGATGCGTTCGCGGTGGCGCCCTCCGCGGCCCAGGGGGCCGGCCTGGTGGCCTCGCAGGCGTTCAGCTTCGTCGGCGGCGTGGTCGGTGTCGGCCTGTCGGCCTATAGCGCCTTCCAGGCCGGCCGTTCGGGTGACAAGTATGCCGCGCTGACCGGGGCGGCGAGCGGGGCGGCATCTGGCGCTCTGGCGGGTTCGGCGATTTTCCCTGGCATCGGGACCGCCATCGGTGCGATTGCGGGCGCCGCCATCGGAGCCGGGGCTGGTGCGGCGGGGAAGAGCAAGAGCAAGGGGAAGTCGCACGCCCAGCGCGAGGCGAAGGAGCTGAAGCGGGTCGCGCAGTCGGTCGAAGGTTTCGAGTCGCGCGTGGCCAGTGCGACGACGCTCGAGGACCTGTACGACGCGTTGCTGGAATACACGCCCGCCAGCTATGGCGGGGAGAAGGGGCGACTCGACCCGCAGACGTCAGACCCGGCGATCCTGCTCGACCGCTACAGGCGCGGCGAAATCTCCTTCGCCGAGATGGACCGTTTCATCAACGCCAGCGACCGCGGTCCTGGACGAGCCGGCTTCGTTTTCACGTTCGTCCATGAGGGCGACCGCCACGCCGTGGCGCGGACGGATCCCTGGCGCGGCCAGCACCTGTCGATGCGGATCGCCAACCGTGACGTGTTCGTCGAGTGGGGCATCGGTGGCGACATTGAGACGTTCGTCGCCCGGATCCAGGCAGGCGTCGCCGAGGACCAGCTCGCGCAGATCAACGACGCGGCGACGGTGGCCGTCCAGCGCAAGGTGGCCGAGCTGCGTCAGGCGGAGATCGGCGCGCTGCTCGCCTTCGAGGACACGTTCGACGCGCCCGGTGTGCCTGGGACCACCGTCTCCAGGCTCACTTCGTTCCCGCAAGTGCGCGTGGACGAGGTCGGGGCGCGGGGCCGCGATCTCTTGTTCTCCACCGACCAGGGGGCGCTCGCAGGCCTCACCGACGATCAGATCGAGGCGCTCATCCGACGCATCGCCCGCGTGGACCGTGACCGCAACCTCGGCGCGATCGACGCCGAGCACCTGATCTTCTGATGGCGCCTGCGGGGATCTTCGGCACCGGCGCGCTGTTCTTCGATGACGCGCCGACGACGCCACCGCCTGCAGGGATCACGCCCAAGAATGCGTCATGGGGCGACGGGACAGAGCACCTCATCGCGACCTCTCGGTATCTGCGGGTGGTTTACAACGGCAGGACCGTCGATATGCCGGACCCTCTCACGTCGATCGGGTACGAGGATACGCCGATCGTCGGGGCGAACGTGACGGCGTCTGGGAAGCGCGAGGTGATGCACGAGCGCGACGAGGAGGTCTGCATCCTCACGATGCAACCGACGGTCCCGGAGATGTTCGACCGCCTGCGGCGCATGCTCCGCGAATGGGGCGGGCGCGGCGAGCAGGCCGAGGTCTACATCGACCGGACGCTGCGCGCGTACTGGGGCTTCGAGGCTGGCGACGCCTACGACAACAACCGAGGCAACGTGTTCAGCTCGGTCGAGGCGCTCGCGTACCAGGAAGGGACCCACGGCAGTGGCGTCACGATGCCGACGACCGGCCCGCTGCGCGCCTCGCTGATCTCGGCGCTCCCGGGCGGGTCGGGGAACTTCTTCTTCTCTCCGACCGGAGGGACCCTGGTCCTCGCGTTCCGTGCTGGGTTCGCTGGTAACGACGGCGGCGAGCACATCCTGATCGACTGCGCCGCGTGGGGTGGGGACATCGGTCGGAACCGGCTCCTGGTTAAGAAGCGCGCCGATAACTTCCTGCACGTCATTCACTACGGCGCGAACAGCGGAGCCACGGCGCTCGAGCAGCTCGTCACCTGGGCGGCCGATACCGAGCATGTCCTGATGGTGCAGTGGGGTGCCGACCTGACGAGCCTGAGCGCGAAGCTCGATGGTGTCCTGCTGGCGGGCGTCAACTACTACCACAGGTACGGGAGTACGCGAAAGTACGGCGATGGCCTGAAGTACGGCGACAAGAGCGGCACACCGTCCGGCGCCGAGCAGGTCATGGCCGGGAGCCCGACGGCGGTCATGCTCGGGACTGACCTGGCGCAGACGGCCGGGCGGTTCTCGGGCGCCTTCGGCGCGCTGTCGCTCTACAGCGTCGCGTACGGCCTGCCGTCCGTGCTGGAGCGTTACGCCCACCCGATGCGGACGTACTACCCGCGGGGTGAGTTCATCGACGCCGTGTTCCGCCCGATCCGAGCGCAGCCGGGCGCGGAGCACTACTACTACACCCTCCGCATCCGGGACGGGAGATGACATGGCTACTGATGGCGTGACCGCTCTCGACGTCGCGCACGTCCCTGACAAGACGTCCGATGACGTCATCACCGGGGCGTGGAAGTTCACGAAGGCGATCGGCACGCCCGGCGGCGTCAGCTTCGCCCGGAACGGCAACCTGGAGACGTGGCTGGCCGGGACGGCGGTCGCCCCGACGAACTGGACGCTGACGGGCTCCGGGGCGACGGTCGCCCGCGACGGTACGAACTTCAAGATCGGGACGTTCGCCGCAGCTCTGACGCGCGTCGGCAACGACTGCTACCTCGCGCAGAACGCGGTGACGTCCTTCGGGCCGGCGGCCTGGTGGCAGAACCGTCAGGTTACGTTCGGCGCATGGGTTCGGGCGACGGCCGGGAGCCGGGCGCGGCTCCATATTCACGACGGCGTCGGTTCCTCGGCGTCGGAGTACCACACCGGCACGGGCCTGTGGGAGTGGATCACCGTCACGCGGACCATCGACAACGCGGCGACACAGGTCGAGATTCGGCTCGCCGTTGATACCGGCAACACCACCGTGCAGTTCGACGGCGCGACCCTGGTTCTTGGCGCTGGCATCCCGGAGTTCGTCTCTGGGATTCTCGACTTCGCTCGACTCGACGAGGCCTCGCGCGTGCTCGCGCAGTGGCAGTTTGACTTGCCGGTCGGTAACGCCGGCGCGACGTCATGGGCGTTCAACGGCGACTTCGAGCTGTGGGGCCAGCCGGCCGGGTTCGGCGTTACGCAGCCGACCCGATGGGTGCTGACGGGCTCTGGAGCGACGAGCGCGAAGAACTCATCGAATGTCAAGGTCGGGTCCGCCTCGGCCAACCTCACGCGGTCCGGGACAAACTGCTACCTCGGGCAGGACATCGCGGGCTTCCACGGCCCGGCGACGCGCTGGCGTGGCAAGGTTGTTACGTTTGGATGCTGGGTGCGGGCGAGCGTCGCGAGCGCCGCGCGCCTGACGATTCACGACGGGATCGGTTCGACGACGTCGTCGTCGCACACCGGCAGCGGTAACTTCGAGTGGCTCCAGGTCACGCGGACGATCGACGCCGCTGCGACGACCGTCGAGATGCGGTGCGAGCTGATCCTCGACACCACCGTGCAGTTCGACGGGGCCACGCTCGTCATGGGCGCGTCGGTTCAGGACTACATCCCGGGCGCGTGGCAAGGTCGCCGCTGCAACATTATGGTGGGGGTCGGCTCCGCCCAAGCCCAAGCGACTACGCACTATCTCGGACCCGGCGGCAACAGCCTGACCGAGACTCAGACCTCGTTCCGGGTGCCGTACAAAGGCGTGGCGAGTCGACTGCACACGCTCCTGGACACGACGCCGACGGCCGGCCAGACGGTGACCGTGACCATCCGGAGCAACGAGACAGATGACTCGGCCCTTTCTGTCACCCACGGGAATGCGGAGGGCCGCGACGCTGAGAACGTCACTGACGAGGTAGAGTTCGCCTCCGGTGACGTGATGAGCTTCAAGTCGGTCACGAGCGCGACGGTCGGGAGCCGGTGGGTGCGGGCGTCGATCCGGTACGAGGAGATTCCTTGAAGGTCGAATCTCCTGAATACGCGGTCGCGCGGGCGCGCCTGGCGCACCGGCCGGTCTACATCGCGCAGCCGTACCACGTCACGCGCGCCGGCCTGCCGACCGAGTGGCCGTTCACGCGCGGCTTCGCGTCCGGCGCGATCCAGGGGGCCACGCGCGGTTACCTGGAGGTTCTCGGGCGGCCGAGCGGCAATACGCAGACGGTGGAGCCCGAGGAGGGCCGGTCGACGATCGGGAGCTTCACGCTGCCGTTGCAGGACAGCGATGGCGAGATCCTCCGGTACCTGTCCGATCCTAGGGTCGCGCTCGCGCACGAGCTGTCCGGCTCGCTGGCGCTCCGGCCAGCGTACATCCAGGGACAGACGAGCATCGCCGGATACCCGGCCGTGGGCACGCTCCAGATCGGGCCGGAGCGTATCCGGTACCGTCGCCGCGACGACACGACGAACCGCTTCGTCGATCTCGAGTGGGCGGTCGATGGCACCGCGCCGCAGGGGCACGGGCTCAACACAGTGATCCACAACGGCGAGCAGCTTCGAGCGGGCCAGCGTATCCAGCTCCTGGCCGGCTACCGGGATCTCCCGGAGTCGAGCTTTCTGGCGTTCGCACGCATGGAGATCACCGGCGTCGGCCTCTCGAACGACGCGGTGACGTATACGATCAGCGCGGCTGACTTCCAGCGGTTCCTGCGGCAGGTCGTGTTTCCGGCCACGCAGGAGGCCATCATCGAGATCCAGGGGCACCCGCTCGACATCGCGCTCCGGATGCTCCTGTCAACCGGAACGGCGGCTGTGTCCACCGGGACCGTTCAGATGAAGCGGCCGAACGTCGTGGTCGGGATCGGTACGGAGTTTCTGTCGTTCATCCGTTCCGGTGAGATCCTCGTCGTCGCTCCCTTCACCGCTGATGATCGCGTTCTCACGGTGGCGTCCGTGGAGTCGAGCACCAGACTCTATACCGTCGAGCCGATTGACGCGGACTCCGCCGTAGGCCTGGGATACCGACGCGCCGGGATCGCTGGCCGGTACGACGTGTTCAACCGTTCGTGGTCCGTGGTCGCCCCGGCACCGTTCGTCGACATCGCGGGGATCGAGGCGCTGCGTGACGGACGGTTCCCTGACACGGAGATGCACTTCCGGCTCAATGCGCCGGAGGACGGCAAGGAGTTCATCGAGCGGGAAATCTTCAAACCGTTGAACCTCTTCCCATTCGTGACGCAGACAGGCGCCTACTCAGCCAAGGTCAGCGAGGGGCGGACGAGCACGCCGGTCGTGACGTTGGACGAGGACCAGATCATCGGCTGGGCCTGGCAGGGCGGTGAGGACCGGATCATCAACCAGGTCGAGGTGCAGTACGACTGGAACGAGGACGAGGCGCCCAACTCCTTCGGCCTCCGGCAGCGGTACTCGGCGCTGGCGTCCATCGAGAAGTACGGCCGTAAGCCGCCGCTGAAGATGGATTCCAAGGGGCTCCATACCGACCTTGACGTCCAGACGGAGCTTGACCGTTGGGCCTTCGAGACGTTCCAGCGGTTCAGCGAGCCGCCGCCGCGCCTGCAACTCGTCGTCCGGTACGGTAACCACGTCGTCGATGTCGGCGAGACGGTGGCGGTCACGCATAAACGCATCCCGGACGTCCAGTCGGGGATGCGCGGCCTCGTCACATCACGGTTCCAGGTGCGCGACATCCGGCCACTGTTCGGGGCGGAGGGCAAGGTCGTCATGACGCTGCTGCAAGTCGGCCGCGAGACGATCGACGAGCCCATCGGCGACCCGATTGAACTCGCACGGACCGACCTCGTGATCCAGCGCGCGGCGTTCTTCAACTCCGACTCCGTTGTGCTCACGCTGGACGAGGAAACCCTGACCGCGTCCGTGACGGTGACGCTGACGTCGATCGGGGACACGCTACACATCACCGGCCGTCAGTACATCAGCTCGGCGGCCGCCTCGTCGCCGCGTGACGTGACGAGCCGCATCCGCGTGGGCACGCTCACCGGCGAGCTCCTTGACGGCATCATGCCGCAGTCGTTCCTCCACGCGACGGCGGCGACGAAGGGTGGGAGCGACACCTTCGCCCGGCGCGGCATCGTCAAGCACGACGTGCTCTACAGCCCGCAGACGACGGGGCCGATCACCATCCTGATGACCGGCCTCGCCGCGATCGCCAACGGGGCCGCGCGCGACCGGGCGCTGACGGTGACGGTGCGCCGGCCATGAGGTACGCCTGCGTGAACGCCGAAGGGCTGAACGAGGGCGTGCTGGAGATGGACGCGCGCTCTGCCGCCGCGCACCCGCTGCCGCCTGGCTGGCGGCTGCTGAAGATCACGCGCGAGCAGGAGCGGGCGTTGAAGTTCGTCGGCCACGGGGCGCGCCACGACGAGCGGATCGGCTGGCACGCGATGCCGGAGGCGCACGTGCGGGCGCGAAAGCGCGGCCTCGCCTGGGAGGACCGCCTGGAGGCCGAGAAGCACCAGCGGACGCTCTGCCGCTCGCTTGGCGGGCAACTGGCCTGCCTGGCGCCGCCCCCGGACGACATGGTGCCGCCGCCGCCGATCGTCCGGGTTCACCCGACGCCGTCGGTCGAGGTTCGCCCCGGTCTCTGGATCCGCGAGATGACGGCCGCCGAGGCCGTGGCGTTCGCTGACCAGCTCGTCGGCGCCGGCATCTACGACGAGCCCGAGGACGAGAGCCGGGCGCGGGCGGCGGTCTGGTTCGACGACCCGCAGTGCTGGCCGATGACGGTGTCCTGGCAGGGGCGCAATCTGAGCTTCGAGACCTACCACTTCACGCCGCAGCGCCCGGCCGAGGTCCGCGTGGGCTTCAACGTCCGGCTGCAGCGCGACCGGACCTATCGCTTCTGGCGCGAGGTGTTCACGCCGATGTTCCAGCGGCTGCACGAGCTCGGCGTGATGACCGTCCATAGCCGCGTCCGGGCCGACCGGCCGGAGTACTTGCAGGGGCTGATCGAGACGTACGGGGCGTCGCGGATCGGCGGCGACGCGCAGTGGGCGACGCTGCTCTACGGCGTCGATGCCACCCTGGCGAAGAGTCAGGGGTTCCCGACGATGCGGACGGCCGCCCCCGGCTGGTCGTATCAGACGCCGCTGCTGACGATCCGTGAGGCGACGCCGGAGGAGATCGTGACGCTACGGGACACCGTCGCCGGGCTCTGGCGTCTCGTGCCGGGCGCCGAGCGGGCGCTCCAGATCTTCGACGACTGGATGGCCCTCGACGCCGCTACGCCGATCGTCGGCCTCGCGGAGGGCGAGATCCGTCACGTCCGCCTCGTGCGCGAGCGCCGGCCGACCGTGTCGTCGGTGGCCGGCGTGACGCCGTTCTCGGCGCGCGCCGAGGCGCTCGAGGTCTGGCAGGGGGTGCGCGCCTGGCACCAGGCCGCGGGCTACCAGCGGGCGACGACGTTCATCACGGACGAGCAGTGGGCGCACCCGCGCGTGCAGCAGGTCCTCGGCGGCATCGGGGCGGCCACGGTCAGCCACCGCGGCGGCGTGCGCGAACTGGAGATCCCGGTATGAGCGCCGTGACCCGGAAGCTCGGCCGGCTGCTCTACGAGGTCGCCGGCGTCGAGACGGCGGCCATCGTCACCAGCTCGCTGTGGCTCCGCTCGCCCTACCTGACGGACGACGAGAAGCGTTTCGTCGCCGAGCGGATGCGTCCGGAGGAGATCGGCCACGAGGAGATGATGACGGGCTGGGGGCGCGCCCTGTTCGGCCCGCGCCCGACGCCGCCACCGTGGGCTGCGATGACTCAGCGGGACTGCGCGCTGGCCGCGCAGCTCCCGGACCCGGCGCGGTTCGCGCACTCGTTCGCGGTCGTCCACTGGAACGAGGCGAACACGCTCCGGCGGGCCGAGTACGTCGAGGGGCTCCTGCGCCGGCTGCACCCTGACGTGGCCGCGGACTACCACCAGCTCGTCGGCGAGGAGCGCGGGCACGTGGCCTGGGCGCTGGCCGTCTGGGCGCGCCTGGAGCGCGACCAGCCGACGCTCGAGCGGATGGTCAGCCGCTGCTACGACTACGCGGCCGCGGTCTACCCGACCATCCTGAGCCGCCAGAACGCGGCCGCCTGGAAGTGGTTGGCCGAGCAGGAGGCCGTCGCGTGATCGTCCCCGTCCAGCGTCATCATCCCGGGCCGGTGTGGCGCGCCTTCGCTGCCGCGATCGGGAGCGAGGCGCTCTTGGCCTGCTACGGCTGGCCCGAGCCGCCGTGTGAGACCCGGCCGGGGGAGACCGTCTGGGGGTACATGGACGACCAGGAGCTCATCGGCTGGGGGTCGATCATCAAGGACCCCACCACGGCCACGTACTGGCATGCCAGCGGGATCTTCCCGGCCTACCAAGCCAAGGGGTACCGGCAGGCCATCCGGCGGCACCTCTGCCGGGAGGCCTTCGCGCGCGGGGCCGAGGCCGTCACGCTGGTCGTCCTGGACACGAACGACGCGCACCTGGCCCGCTGCCATCGGGAGGCCTCGTTGGGCTCGCCTTGGCAGCCGAGCGGGCGGGTCTGGCGTCCTACCCCAGGCCAGACGTTCTTCACCCTGCTGCGCGAAGACGCGGAGCTCGTGACGGGGATCCGGCGGGAGTGCTCTGACCTCCACGGAGTCCGATGATGGCATTCATCATCACCGGCCACACTGACGAGCACGGGGGGAGTGCGATCAAGCCACCGGTGCTCGTCTACGACGACGGGGTCACCAGCGTCTTCGTCCACCCGGAGCGAGCCCCGGTCAAGGACGTGAAGTTCTACGCGACTCAGGCGGAGGCGCTGGCGAAGGTGGCGGCGCTGCCCGAAGGCAGCCGCATGAAGGTCGTCGAGGTGAGCGTGGCGCTGCAGGGCGATCAGCCCGTGTCGTACACGCCGGTGCTCGGCGGCGTCGAGCTTGAGGTGTTGTCAGGAGAGGCCCCAGCGGCCCAGGAGGAGATCGCATGACGTCGCCCGCGAAGGTCGGGATCATCGGGCAGGCCCCCATAGTGGCCGTCCAGCCGGGGAACCCGGAGGCCCTGAAGTACGGTCGCCTCTGGGCGATGCCGGAGTACAGGAAGGACTCTCCGGGGGAGCTGCTCGCGCAGACCTTCCTAGCGCAGGCTCGGCCTCGTTCCGGCGCTGAGGTGATCGACTTCGGCTGCGGCACGGGTCGCGGGGCCCTGATGCTGGCCCTCCTCGGGAACCTCAAGGTCACGATGGTGGACTTCGTCAGGAATAGTCTCGATCCGGAGATCCAGGACGCGCTCACGACGCAGGCGCACGCGCTCCGGTTCGTGAAGGCCGATCTCGAGCAGCCGCTATCGGTGGCAGCCCCCTACGGCTTCTGCATCGACGTCATGGAGCATATCCCGCCGGACCGCGTCGACAAGGTGCTGAACAACATCCTTCGCGCGGCGCAGCACGTCTTCTTCTCGATCGCGACCGTGAAGGACAACTGCGGTGCGCTCATCGGCGAGCAGCTCCACCTGACCGTGGAGTCGTACACCTGGTGGCTCCGGAAGCTCGCCGACCGGGACTGCGTCATCCACTGGTCAGCGGAGGAAGAGAACCGTTGCCTGTTCTACGTCTCGGCCTGGCGTCCGGGGCGGGAGGTGGTCAAGTCGGGGGTGCTGAACGCGGAGGAGTCGAAGGCTCGCGAGAACGTGGCCTTCAACATTGCGCAGGGCTGGGAGCAGATCCACCCGTTTCCGACCAACGACACCGAGGTCATGATCCTCGGCGGCGGTCCGTCGATGCTCGAGTACGAGAAGGAGATCCGGCACCGTCGTCTGGACGGAATGCCGCTGATCACGCTGAACGGTGCGTACAACTGGGCGCTCGATCACGGCCTCACGCCGTCGGCCCAGGTCATCGTCGACATCCGGCCGTTCAACGCGCGCTTTACGAAGCCGGTCGTGGACGGGTGCAAGTACTTCATCGGCTCACAGTGTGATCCGTCCGTGCTCGAGGGGCTCCCGAAGGACCGGACGTACCTGTTCCACACGATGGCAGGTCTGGTGAAGGATCTGCTGGACGCCCACTACGGCGGGACGTGGCACGCGGTTCCGGGCGGCTCGACGGTGCTCCTGCGCGCCATCCCGCTGTTCCGGATGCTCGGTTTCCGTCGCTTCCATCTCTACGGGGCGGACTCCTGCCTCATGGGCGACGAGCATCATGCGTACGCGCAGCGCGAGAACGACGGTGCGCACGTGCTGCCGGTCGTCACGAATCCCGGCGGGCGGATCTTCTACTGCCATCCCTGGATGATCAGTCAGGCGCAGGAGTGGCTGGACCTCATCCGCCTGTACGGCGACGTCGTCGAGCTCGCCGTCTACGGCGACGGCCTGCTCGCGCACATTCTGAACACGGGAGCATCCATCACGACGGAGGAGGGGTAACGACATGGCCGCCCAAGCCTGGAAGTTGTACGCCGCCGCGAAGCGCAAAATCGGACGCGGCGAGATCAGATGTCGCTGCATCGCAACAGCGCGTCGGCCACGATCACGTCGCTGTCGGCCATCTCGATCTTCTCGTCCATCGTGGGCGAGGTGAGCGCGGTCGGCGGCTACGCAGCCGGCGGGCGGGCACTCCCGGCGGCGACCTGGACGCAGGGCGCCTCGGCCCTGCAGTTCCGGTTCTCGTACTCGACGGGCGGTCTGGCCTTCACCGCGTCGGGCACCACGATCCAAAGCATCCGCTATGCCCTGATCCGGAAGTCGTCCGGCTCGACGACCTCCGGCTTCCCGATCTGCTACTGCTCGCTGACGGGCACGGCCAGGAACCTGACGAGCCCGAATATTCTAACGATCTTGCCGCACTCGAGCGGGGTCTTCACGCTGGCATGAATGATCGGCATCCGATCCAGGACAGCCCGGCCCTGCCGCTCGAGCGGCGGGTGCAGCTACTCGAGGTCCACCTGGCCAGACTGTGGGACCAGGTCTGGTGGATGTCGCTGCCCGAGGATCGGCGTCGTCAGTACGAGGCGGAGGGGTTCACCGCTCCGATCACGAGCTTCTATCTGACCGGCTGACATGGCCGCGATCAATCTCTATCTCGCGAACGCGACGTCGGATAGCTGGCGTCGACTGAGCGAGAGCACTCAGACCGCCGCGACCATCAACGACGGCTGGGTGGTCGGCACGGGCAGCACGAACCACTCGGCGTACTTCGTCGGCGTCGAGCGCGCGGCATCGACCTTCGCCGACACGAACCCGCCGGACGGCTCACTCGACACGACGAACTTCGACGCCTTCCGATCCGAGAATCCGTACACCGGCACCTTCGCGTCCGGCAACTGGGAGTTCCACTTCGTCGTGCGATCCGTGACATCCACGACGGGGCAGGATGGACGGATCCGGTTCCGGCTCTTCAAGGCGGACGCAAACGGCGGGAATGCGGTCGAGATCACCGGGAGCCAGCAGCAGGGCTCACTGATCACGGATGTGGACAGCGGGACGGACGAGGACTCGACGCTCACGTTCAACCCGGGCGCGTTCTCGATCGACAATCAGTACCTGTTCGTGCAGGTCGCCTGGGAGCGCACGGGCGCGGCCACGATGTCGACGGCCGACGTCAACTGGCGCACGGGCTCCTCGACCTCGGCCGGGACGCGGATCGTCACCGCCGACTTCACGCCCACCCGGACACCCCCGGCTGGCGGGCTCAGTCTGACGGGGCTGGTCCCGACCGTCATCATGACGACGTTCGTGCAACCCGCCGCGGCCGCGCTCGCTGCCGTGGGGTTGGCGGCGACCGTGGCCATGGCGACTGTGGTCACGCCGCCTGCAGGCTCGCTCAGCCTCACCGGACAGGTACCGCACGCCAGCCGGATCTCGATCATTCAGCGGGCGACGGACACCGCAGGCCCGGACGACAACGTCACGCCCGTGTTCGGGTCGTCAGCCGCGAAGGGCAATCTGCTCGTGGCCCTGATCATGACCCGGGGCGACCCCCTGGGGAATCCGACCGGGTGGACGACGGCGATCGACGTCCTGAACGCCACCAACAACGACCACCTCCGGATCGCCTACAAGGTAGCGGCTGGCGGTGAGACGGCGGCGGCCTTCACCACTCCGGCGAACGAGCTCTCCTGCGCGGCTATGTATGAGGTCGCCGTCCCGGATCCCGCTGGCATCCAGCTCGCGCTTGATCAGGCGACCTCGACCGCGTACACCACGGGGGTCACCTCGCTGTCCTCCGGCACGACGGGGACGATCGAGGTTGCCGACGAGATCGCGTTCGCGGCGTTCGGCTACCGCCAGAACATCAGCAGCCCCTCGCTGAATAGCGGGTTCACGCTCGAGCACAACCTGGAAGTCACGACGGTAGCGACGAACGAGCTCGTCACCGGCCAGCGGATCCTCGGAGAGGTTGGCACCTACTCGACCACGGCGTCTTGGACGACCGCCGCCGACGTCATGGGCGCCATCGCGACGTTCCGGCAGGTCCAGAACACGGAGGTCACGCCTCCGGCCGGGGGGCTCAGCCTGACGGGGCTGGCCCCGACCGTGGTGGTCACCACGGTGGTCACTCCTCCTGCCGGCTCGCTGGCCCTTACGGGGCACGCGCCGACGGTCCAGGTGGACGGTGGAGGCGGGGGGAGCGAGACCACCGTCACGCCCCCGGCTGGCACCCTGGCCCTCACGGGCGCGGCTCCTACGCTCACGACGGAGCACCGGGTCATACCGCCTGCCGGCTCGCTGGCTCTTGCTGGGGCGGCGCCGACAGTCGTCACCGAGGTACGGGTCACGCCTCCTGCCGGGAGCCTCGCCCTCACGGGTGCCGCGCCGACCCTCGTCACGGATACCCTCGTTACGCCGCCTGCCGGTGCCTTGGTCCTCGCGGGGGCCACCCCGACGCCCCGGCTGGAGGCGCGCGTCACTCCAGGGGGCGCCGCGGCCGCGTTGACGGGCTTCGCGCCGACGGTCCAGCTCGACAGCCCCGGGAACACGAACGTCACACCGCCCGCTGGCACTGTCGCGCTGGCCGGGCATGCGCCGATCGTCATGCTCGAGGCGAAAGTCACGCCCTCACCTGGCAGCCTCGCCGCGGTCGGTCAGCCCCCGACGGTGGCCCTGGCGACGCTGGTCACGCCTCTAGCCGGCACGCTGACGCTCACCGGCCAAGTCCCGGCCCCGCTCGCCGAGTTCCGGATCGAGCCCCCCGCCGGGAGCATGAGTCTCATCGGCGCCGCGCCGACCGTCAACTTGCCGGGCACCGGGGTCAGCCGGACGGTCGTCTTCCCGGCACCGTCTCGGACGACCCGGTTCGCGTCCGTGCGGCCGACGGAGTTTCCGTCGGTGGTCCGAACCACGCTGTTCACGTCACCGAAGCGGGGGGCCTAGATGATCGTCGGCGGCGTCGAGAAGCAGCCGAACGAGGCGTTCGTGATCGGAATCAGCTTTGCCGCCCGCCTCGGGGTGGGGGAGACGCTCGCCACGCCGACCGTGACGGCGAAGGACGCCACGTCGGGGGCGGACACTTCTGGGACCGTCCTCAGCGGGTCTCCTTCTGCGGCGAGCGGGGTGGTGACGCAGAAGGTCCACCAGGGCGCCTCTGGTACCCGGCACATCGTCCAGTTTCGGGTCACAACCTCAGCCGGAAACACCCTTGAAGACGAGCTCAGCCTGACGATCCATGAGCACTGATCAGCCCCTGGTGCAGATGCGCTGCGCCCGCTGTAACAAGCGGCTGGGGGACTACGTCAATGCCATCGCGGACGGCTACGCGATCTTCGTCCGGATCTGCCGCCACTGCGGGCACCGGAACGAGATCCGGATGACGGCGGACACGGCAACGCGCTAAAATAGCGGTCATTCGCGGCCCTCGCGGCCCTCCGACACCCAGCGGCCCTCGCGGCCCAGCAACCAGGGAGACTTGGGATGCTGAGATTCGCGGGGCTGCTCCTCCTGACCCTGACCCTCCTGCCGCCCGTCTCCGCCTGGGCCGCCGACTCCAGCATCACCACGCCGGACGCCGGCAAGGCGATCGGCACGAAGACGCTCAACACGGGCGCTGGCCTTGTCCATCGCCAGGAGCTGGTGATCTGCGACGACAACTCGACTCTCTGCGTCGAGTCCGCCACCAGCGCGCCCGGCGGCAGCGCCCGCGGGCTCGTCACGCGCCCGGCCGGGACCGCGGATGTCAACTGCGTTACGGGCTGCGCGACGGCGACCGACCAGACGGCCGGGCCGTCCGCCCTCGGCGCGCTGAACGCAGCGGTCACCGTGGCGCTCGCGGGCAGGCAGGGAGCCAGCTTCGCGCTCGCCTCGGGCTCGCTGGAAGGGACGCTGGTCCCGGAGGTCTCAGTCGACGGGACCAACTACGTCGCGGCCGTCTTCGCCGACCCGTCGACCGGATTGACCGCGGGGACACTGGTCGTCACCAATCCCAACGGCCAGACGAATCGGCTCATCGTCTACCCGGGGGCGTTCAAGAACGCGCGCGTGCGCGTGAGCGCCTACACCTCGGGGACGGCGAACGGGACTGTGGTCGCCACGGTCACGGCCCCGCAGGTGTTCGTTACCGGGGCCGAGGTTGGCGGTGGCGGTCTCCAGTCCCTGACGTTCAAGGGCTCGTCCGCCGCGGGCGACGAGATGGCGGCCCTGTTCCGCTGCGTCTCCGGCTGCTCCGGGACGGGTGGTACGAGCGCCGTCGACAACACGGTCTGGGTGTACGGTACGACGAACGTCACCCCGGCCGGCTTCGTCTTCGACGCGACGCCGACGGCCCCGGATGACGGCAAAGTGGGCGCGGCCCGGATGAACGCCAACCGGGACGTTCACGTGTACCCCGTCAAGCCGGACGGCACGGCGGCCATGACGGCCAACGGGCTCGAGGTCAGCCCGACGACGGTCGTCAGCGTCCAGGGCTACAACCGCGAGCAGGCGCTCCTGAACGTCACGACGGCGACGAACCTCACCCTCGACGTCCGTGGCGCGGGCTCCATCGCCTTCTCGATCGTGGTGGACACAAGCTGCACCTGCGTCGTCGTCTTCGAGGCGACCTTCGACGACAGCGTCTGGTTCCGGGTGCCGGTCGTGCTCCAGACCGACACGGCGACGACCACCACGAGCCACGGGAAGATCATCTCCTCGCTGACGAACGTCACAACGTCCAACGCCTACCGGGGGTGGTTCAAGGGCACGGGCTGGAAGTCGGTGCGGGTGCGGACGTCCTCCATGTCGGCCGGCCAGGTCGACTTCCACCTCCAGGCCTCGCTCGCGTCGAACGGCCTGCACCCGACGCAGATCCACTGCACCGAGACGGCGACGTTCGACACCGCGGCCGCCACGACGCCGGTCCAGCTGATCGCCGCCGTGGCCGACGAGCTGATCTACATCTGCTCGGTCGAGGCCAGCAGTGACGGCACGACGCAGCTCAAGCTCGTGGACGGCACCTCCAGCACGTGCGCCTCGTCGGCCACCATCAGCGCGAACCATCGCCTCACGGCGCAGACCGGCTGGACGAACACCGCGGCCCCCGGCGGGATCCTCTACAAGGCGACCGGCCTCAACCGCCACGTGTGCGTGCAGACGAGCGGCAGCGTCCAGGTCAACGGCATCGTCTCCTACGCGAGGTTCTGAGCCGATGAGAGCCCTGCTCGCGCTCGTCCTCGTCGTCCTCACCCCGCTCCTGGGGCTGGGCCAGGTGGTGCCGGTCACGCCGCTGCCGTCGCCCCCGCCGTTCGTCGTGGACCGTCCGGCCGTCGTGGACCGTCCGTCGATCCCGGCCTCGCCGCCCTCGACCACGCCGCAGCCGCCAGCGCCGCCTCCGCCGGACTCCGGCAAGGCGGCCATCCTCGCCGACATCAAGACCTACATCGACTCGGAGTGGACGACGAACCAGTCGTTCTTCAACAGCGCGATCAACTCCGGCGGCGGCAACGACGCGGGCGGCGCGGCGAACCAGTATTACTTCATGCAGTGGGCGCTGCAGGGCTGGAACGCCGCCCACGACGTCTACGGAGGCACGACGTACCTCGAGCGGGTGCTCGGCTACGCGGAGACGATGATCACCAAGGCCACGAACACGGACTCCTGTGGCTTCAAGTCCTGGCCGGGCTCCTATTCGGCCACGGTGGGCGGTTGCACCTGGACGAACGCCGGCTTCCTGCTCAACGAGTTCCAGGGCGCGACGGAGATGGCGTGGGTGGCGGGGATCATTCTCTCCGACGCGGGCCTCACGGCGACGTATGGGAGCCGAGCGACCGCGGTCCGGGACTTCGTGCATGACCACGTGGTCCGCAAGTGGATGGCGCGTGACCAGTGGGGCTTCCTGTCGACGACGCCGACGAGCGACAAGCCCTACCTGCTCGCCAACATCATGCTGGGGCTGGGCCGGGCCGGGCTGACGAACACGATCTTCCGCACCACGATGACGTACCAGCAGGGCATCGTCGTCCTGCTCAACTCGTACCTGGCCACCGTGTCGGCCCCGTCGGGACCCATCGCCACGGCGGGCGCGGAGCTGCATCACTACAAGGGCTACACCGGCGCGACCTTCTGCGGGGACGCGCCGAACACCGTCTCCCCCTGCAGCGGCGACACGGAGCATGAGAACCGGATCCCCCACACGATTCAGCGCGCGGTCGATATGGGCTACTCGTCGCTGGTGAACATGACGCCGACCGGCTCCACGCTGGAGCAGCACGCCCCGAAGCTGGCCCGGCTCCTGGGCTTCGTCATCTGGGATCGCTCGACGACACTCCCGCGCTTCACCAACTACGTCGACGGGGCGAACCACCACTTCCGGACCCGCCCCCCCTGGGACAACGGCGTGATCGGGATGGGATGGCTCCACATCGCCCATCATCACGCGGATGCGATCTCAGCAGGCCGCTCGATGCTCCAGTGTGTGCGGACCGGCTGCGCGTCCCCCTCCCGGGCGCGGAACGCTCCGGTCCAGGCCCGGACGGGGCTGGCTGGGACGACCGCGCTGGCCGTCCATCGGGGGCCGTAGCCCATGACTACGATCAGCCGCCTCCTCCTCGCGCTGCTCCTGGTCGTCGGCCTCTGGGTCGCTCCGGTCGAGGCCGACCTCGGCGTCAAGGTCGGGACGTTCAAGCTGGGCACGGGCAGCATCGGGGCGAACGTCTCCGTGTCGGGTTTCGGCTTCACCCCGAAGTACGTCCTGCTGTTCTGGAACGGTACCACCGCCACGACGGACACCGCCGCGGGCGGGCATATGCGCGGTCCCGGCATCGGCTTCGTCGCCTCCTCGTCCGACTTCCGCATGATGACCGTGGCCTCGCAGGACAACGTCGCCACGACCAGCACGGGCGGCGGGGTCCTGGCGACTGAATGCGTCACGGTGATGACCGGCGCGAACGCCGACGACGGCGGGGCGTCCTGCACGCTGGACTCGGACGGCTTCACGGTCACCATCACGGACCAGCTCGGGTCGGACTACACCATCGGCTACGTGGCCGTCGGTGGCAGCGATGTCACCAACGTCAAGACGGGCGGGCAGAACACCGGCACGACCGATCCGTTCAGCGTGACCGGTGTGGGGTTCCAGCCGGATACGGTGATCTTCGCGTCCTCGGGCGACCGGACCGCGGCGGCCATCGGCAGCGAGGCCGCCCTGTGCATCGGGGCGGCCGCTGGCCCGAATGGTTCCATCGTCAACGCGGTGACGTGTCTCGGCTCGGACAACGCGGAGGCCGACCCGAACCCGCCGAACACGAAGCGGTACGGGCGCACGGGGGCCAACGAGAGCCTGGTCACGATGAACCGCCTGGGGACCTTCCAGGCCCGGTGCGGGGTGTCGGCGTGGCAGTCCGACGGGTTCGACATCGACTGCACGGCCAACCCGGCAGCCTCTCGCTGGTTCAACTGGATCGCCATCAAGGGCGGGAAGTACAAGATCGTCGACTCTCTCACTCGCACCGATAGCAACGACATCGTCACCACGAGCTTCGGCTTTACGCCGCGCCTGGCGATGGTGTTCTCGCACGCCACGTCCCAGAGCAGCGCCGGGACGGCCCAGGACCACGCCGAGATGTCCATCGGCGCCTCCACGGCTGCCGATACCGGAGTGGCGTTCTGTGCCCTGGACGAAGACAAGTCCTCCGACGCCAACACGGAGACGGCGCTCGGCTACCGCGCGACGGACGTGTACTGCAACCTCTCCACCTCCGACGCGCTCGAAGGCGCGATGAAGACCAAGTCGTTCGACAGCGACGGCATCACCTACCAGATGACGGACACCGACCCGGCGCAGAGCTTCTTCTGGACCTGGAACGTCGGCGAGATCGTCGTCGGCGGGGGCGGGGGCAGTGGCCGGCGATCCATGAGGGGGTTTGGAAAATGAGAACGATCCTGGCGGGGCTGCTCATCCTGGGGCTGGCGGTGGTCGCGGAGGCGCAGACGACCACACTCACCCTGGTCTGCACCGACAACGCCGACGGCGTCACGAAGGACTGCGTCGTCGAGACACCCTACGACGGCGTGAGCCGCTACAGCGCCGCGGGGAGCGCCTCGCTGCCGACCGGCGAGACGACGTCGTTCTCAGCGTCGATCGTCCCGATGTGCGGGCCGGTGACGATCGACTATCCAGCGGGCAAGGTGCGCGTGAAGTGGGCCAAGTGCGCCAAGGCGCTGCAGATGGGCAGCGTCACGCTCACGAAGCAATAGGGGCATGAGCGACGACCTCAGCGGGCTGCCTCGCGCGGAGCTGGAGCAGCGGCTCCGCACGGCGCTGCACACCCTCACGATCCAGCGCGAGGCGGCGGCGCGCGGGCGACGTCGCACGGACCCGCCGGGAGACGACCACATGACAGAGCGCGGCCAGGGGGGGGTGACCTGGAAGTGGCTGGTGGGGGTCCTCGTCGGCGTGCTCGTCATCGCGGGCGGCGCCTGGGCGACGTCGATGCAGGCCCAGGTCAACCGCGTGGACAGCAAGCTGGACGAGGCATCGAAGAACACGAGCACCCAGGCCTCCGACATCGCCGTCATCAAGGAACGGCTGCGCGTCATCGAGGACCGCATGAAGGAGCAGCAGGAGTCGGCGAAGGAGACGAACAAGAAGCTGGACGAGCTGCTGAGGAAGATCAAGTGACGGTCCGCGATCAGCTCAAGGCCGACGAGGGCTTCCGGGAGTTCCCGTATCTCGACTGCTGCGGGAAGCCCTGGCGGCAGTGCGTCTGCGAGGAGAAGGGGAAGCTCACGGTCGGCTGGGGTCGGAACCTCGACGATGTCCCCGTCTCGGAGGACGAGGGCGAGGCGATGCTGTCCAACGACATGACCCGGGCGGTGAACGCGGTCGTCGGGCGCCTGCCCTGGACGGTGCGCGAGCTGAGCCCCGTGCGGCTGGGCGTGCTGGTGCAGATGGCCTTCCAGATGGGGATCGGTGGGCTGCTGGGCTTCCACAAGTTCCTGGCCGCCGCGCAGGCGGGTGACTGGGCGGAGGCCAAGTATCAGATGCTCGACAGCACATGGGCGGAAGAGGACTCACCCTCGCGAGCTCGCCGACTGGCTGAGCAGTTCCTTACAGGTGTGGACGCATGACGCATCCGGTGGGGCACCGAGCGGCGGCGTGGTTCCACTTGGGCTTCACCGTGGCGTATCTCCTCGCGATGGCGTTCCACGGAGCATCAGCCCTTGCGCACTGGAGAGAGCGGTGAGCGACTCACCCTGCTCCGTGCCGCCCTGGTTGAGAGCCATCATCCCGCTCGAGACGCCCGCGCAGCAGGAGTGCTGCCGCCGACACGATGAACGATACGAGATGGGCGGCAGCCGGCGGCTCCGGCTCGCTGTCGATCTGCTGTTCGCGCAGGAGCTCCTGGCCGCGGAGATGGACCCGGACATGGTGGAGCAGTATTACTTCCAGGTCCGCATGTACGGTGGCCCGCACTGGAGCGGCGGCGATCACGGCGGCGCGCTGCCGCTGCAGCCTCCGGCTACGACCGAGGCTCCGTAATGGCCGACCACCGCGACTTCCACTTCGCGATCTCGCCGGCCACGGAGGCGCATCTCATCAATATAGTGACGCGGTACATCGCTGATCACCTGGCCGCGAACCGGCATCCTGACGGTGTCGCACCCGCCATGCTGGCCGAGGATCTGGTCACGCGGCTCCGTGCCAGCCTCAGCCTCTACACCGCCGAGGACCTGGAGCGGGAGACGTGACCGACTACACGATGGACACCCCGAACATGGCCCGGATCTACTGCCCGGGCTGCGAGCCGGAGGCGGACCCCATCCGCGAGATCCTCGACGTCCGCTGGTGCCCGAATCACAACGACAACGCCTATCCGCGTGGCAGCGAGGACGAGCGTGTGCAGGCGCTGGCCTATCTGTCGGGCGCGAGCGAAGCGGGCGGCTCCGACAACCGTCTTTGGTGCGCCGCGATTCACCGGAGGCCGGCGTGAAGGAGCGCCCCTGGCAGCACGGCCAGTCGGCGACACGGCCGCTGCCGACGTGCCAGCCCTGCAAGCGCGGCGCGTGCGGGCGCTGTCAGAAGGTCTACCGGGCGCTGAGCACGCGTGGCGGGAAGCCAGTTCGTTGCCGGTGCGTGTGTCGGGCGGCGCGCTCTTTCGTTACCTCGCCGGACGCTCAATCCCGGGTGTCGTTGGCTGGTGAGGCCGGGCCGCAGGCAGCCGTGACTGCCGCCGCCGTCCGATCAACTCGGAGGAGGGCGTGATGGAGACGATCGCGTTCGTCATCTGGATGGTCACCTGTGCCACGTTCACCTGGGCGGGGGAAGCGGTGACGCAGTGTCAGGCCAGCCTTCAGACCTCGCCCGGCATCCAGACGTCCACCGCCGTCCACGCCACCCGGGAAGAGTGCGAGGGCCAGCGCGGCTGGATCACGTGGTACGGCGCCGGGCAGGTGACCACGCAGTGCAAGTCCGTGCCCGTGGTCAACGGAGAGCCGGTCTATGGCGTCCTCGGCGACTAGCGTCGTCTCCATCACGTTCCTCTGCTGGTCGGTCATGGCCACGCCGGTCAGAACCATAGACGGCGATAGTTTCGTCGCCGACTTGAGGATCTTCATGGGCCAGACGAACCGCGAGACGGTGCGCGTGCTCGGCGTCAACACGCCCGAGATGAAGGGGCCGACGCGCGAAGCCGGCGAGGCGGCGCGCGGCTTCACCGCCACCTGGCTCGACGGCGCCGAGCTCCGTCTGCACGTCTGCAGCCGGGATGCGTTCGGGCGCGTGCTGGCCACGGTGCATCGGGCGCGCGACGGCGCGAACCTGACGACCGACCTGCTGGCCGGCGGCTACGGAGTCAAGCGGTGAGTCTGAGGATCTCCGGCCGGGTAGCAAGAGTCCCACAAAGGGTACGGTCAATCCCCTCCTGGGTGTGGTGGCTCGCGGTCGGGATGCTGCTCGGTCCGTGGTACGCGCGCTATGCGTTCTGGGCGATGGGCGGCGGCGTGGTCGAATTCCTCGCGCCCATTAGGTGAATCTCGCCTCAAATCAGGTGGGCGAATCTGGCCCCAATCAGGTAGCACGCGGGGGAGGGCCGTATGGTGGAGGACGACACCGAGACGGAGACGTGTCCGGCGTGCGTGGAACCAAGGTTCATGCGCCCGCCACATATATGTCACTGCCGCAGCCGGGCCGATCGGCATCGGAGGCCGCGGCGATGAAGAAGCCTAAGCCGCCCGCCCTCAGCCTCGACGTCTTCCGGGCCGCCAACGCCGACACCTCCGGCCATACCTGCACGCTGGCGGACTTCCTGAAGGGCCTGACGCCCGCTGACGCGGCCACCATCAAGGCCGCCATCGAGGACGCCAGCATCCAGGCGACCGCCATCCAAAGAGTCTTGAAGGCCCGCTACGGCTGGGCCAGGGGCGAGCAGGTCATCACCCGCCATCGCCGCGGGAAGTGTGCCACGTGCCTGCGCTGAAGGAGGATCTGAAGATCGAGGCTGCGGTCCAGCCATACCGGGATGCGGCTGACAAGGCGCAGCGGGAGGCGGCGAGCCTCCGGGCCAAGGTCGCGGTGCTCACCAGGGAGCGGGCTCGGTTCGTCGAGCAGCTCGGCGTCATCGAGTCGCTGGACCGAGCGAACGTCGAGCGGCCGGTCTGGGCGCTGCCGTCGAAGAAGAAGGGCTCGGACAACCGGGCCACGCTCTGTCTGCTCATCACCGATACCCACTTCGACGAGGTGGTCGACCCTGACCAGATCGACGGGCTCAACTGCTACAACCGCGAGATCGCCGAGCTCCGACTGCGTCGCTGCGTCGAGCACGCCGTGATGCTGGCCCGCGACTACCTCGGCGGGGTGAAGTACGACGGCGTGACGCTGTTCCTCGGCGGGGACATCTTCTCCGGCAACATCCACGAGGAGCTGGCCCGGACCAACGAGGACACGCTCTTCGGCTCGCTCGAGCACTGGCTCGGCCCGATGGAGGCCGCCATCGGGACGCTGGCCGACGAGTTCAAGAGGATTCACGTGGTCGGCGTCCCTGGCAACCACGGCCGGATGAGCCGCAAGCCCATCGCCAAGCAACGCGCGGCCGACAACCTCGACTGGCTCTTCTATCGCTGGATGGCGCGCGACTTCGTGCGCGCGCGTGACCAGCGGGTCACCTGGGACGTGCCGACCTCAGCCGACGCGCACGTGACCGTTTACTCGACGCGCTATCTGCTGACTCATGGAGACCAGTTCCGCGGCGGGTCAGGGATCTCCGGCGCGCTCGCGCCTCTGATGCTCGGCTCCCATCGCAAGACGCGCCGCCAGGCGGCCGCCGGGAAGCCCTACGACTACATGGTCATGGGGCACTGGCACCAGCACCTCTTCCTGCCGTCCCGGGCGCTGATCGTCGGCCCTTGTCTCAAGGGGTACGACGAGTGGGCCTTCGTGTCGAACTTCGAGCCTGAGCCGCCGCAGCAGGCCCTCTGGATCACCACCCCGGAGCACGGGATCACCTTCAGCGCACCCGTGTTCGTGCAGGACCGAGCGGGGGAAGGCTGGTGAGCGCCGACATCGCCGGCTACGAGTACCGCTGGGCGACGACGGCGGGCGCGCACTCGATGCCCCATGTGGAGGAGCTCAAGTACATGGGGTACGAGCACGTGCTGCGCGACGGGGTGCCAGTGCGCGATCCCCGCTACCCGAGCTCGATGCTCATGCGGAGGCCGTGTGCCTGAGATCGTCAGCATCTCGGGGAAGATCGGGAGCGGGAAAGACGTCATCGCCGCCCACCTGGTCGAGCGATACGGCTACGTCCGCCGTGGCTGGGCCGACGCGCTGAAGCTCGAGGTGGCCGCGCGCCTGCCGCGCACCCTGGAGGCCTACGTCCGCTACGGCTACCCCGGCCGGCTCCACAGCGAGCCGGTCGAGACGATCATCCATGACCTGCTCTGGGTCCATCGGGATCATGTCACGCGGGCGCTGCTCCAAGAGTGGGGGACGGAGCTGCGGCGGGCGGACGACCCGGACTATTGGGTGAAGGCCTGGGCGCGCGACCTACCGCCCAAGGTGGTCGTGCCGGACACGCGCTTCCAGAACGAGGCCGACACCGTGCAGCGGCTCGGTGGGCGCCTCTGGCGGGTGGTGCGACCCGGCTACGAAGCCACCGGTGATCACGCGAGCGAGACGACGCTCGACGGATTCCCGGCATGGGACGCGCTGCTGGTCAACGACGGCACCGTCGGAGACCTCCGCGCCCAGGTCGATGCGCTGATGGCAAACAGGAGGGAGACATGAACCAGACCGCTCGCGTGGTGTTCGAATTCCTGACGGGCTTCTTCGTGGCCGCGGCGACCGCAGCGGCTACGCTGACCGCCGAGAACGGGGCCAAGTTCCCGGCCGCCTGGCCGATGATCGTGGCCGCGATCGGCAGCGTCGCGGCGGGCTGGCTCAAGGTCCAGTCGTACCTGTCGCAGCCGGCGAAGCTATGAGCCCGCTGCCTCTCCTCCTCGCGGCCCTGCTCCTGGCCGGCTGCACGCTGACCGCCGCGCAGATGACGCCCGAGCAGCTCCACGAGTTCGCCAAGGTGAAGGACGCCCACGTCGGCTGCACGCGGATCGGCTCACCCTACGGGAACGGCGTGGTCCTGTGGGCCAATGCCGATAAGGGGGTCGTCGGGAAGGTCACGGCCGAGTGCGAGGGGATGAAGGTCACGATCGAGGGGCCGCGCTAGGCGACCACCGGGGTCATAACTTCACGCATTCCTCGTACGGGGGGATGCCATTCCTGCCCCCATTCTCGCGGCAGAAGGCCTGGCGCATCGGAGAGCCGACGCGCTCGCCAGCGGCGTCCCAGCGGGTGCCCCACCCCTGCCGGATATACCCAGCCGCCTCCATGGCCTCCTGGCAGTCCTCGAGAGCCGACGTCGCGCCGATGGCCCCGGGAATCCCGCCGATCACAAAGCCTCGCACTCGGCGGTCCGCACAGTGACTGAATTCCCCGCTCGTCGGATGCCGGTAGACAGCACCATCGCCTCCCGGCGGAACCCCTGGGAGCGGGCCGGTCACCACAGTACAGCCAGCCAGTAGCAGCGGCGCCAGCAGAACCAGGCTACCGCGCATCCGGGTCTCCCCCCTCTGGATCAGCGTTCGCTGCGCAGCAACTCCGTCAACACCTCGTCGATGCTGCTTTCTGCCTTCCTCGTAATGCGTCGCCAGTAGTCTACGCCAATCAGGCGCTTCCAGTCCTCGTCGGTCCAACCGGCAACCTGGCTCACGACCTCGCGAACCCCGTGCATGAGGTCCCAAATCGCCCGGAGACGGCGCGCGGCCTCTTTGTCGCCATCGTCGCTGCGTTGCTCCAGGTCCCACATAGCCTGGACGATCAGCGAGAAGCTATGCGTGCGCTGAAACTCCCGTCGCAGGTGCTCTGGACGTGCCGTTACCTCGCTCGGCGGCGTGCCGGTGACTGTACCGCGCGCGCGAAGAATCTTCACGATGGCGTGCGATGGAACACCGGTCCGCCGCCAATTCGACAGGCTTTGATCCGTGACGGCAATACGTTTCATTTCGGCGAGATCGAACACCTTTTCGGCATCCGTCCACGGTAGTCGCTCCCCGTAAGTACGCGACTTCTTAGCCGTACAAACTCCTTGAAAATTCCTGTTGACGACTACAAAGACTTTGAAGTAGTCTCCCAACCTAGACCTTGACTATGAAGCCGGATACCCAGGCTGTCAAAGAGCGGAAACAGCGGCAGCGGGCGGCCCTCGGGAGGCGGCGCCATCGCGAGCTACGCGAGAGCGGGGCCACCAAGGCGGCGGTCCAGCGGTTCGCCAAGGTCTCCGAGAGCATGGTCTACCTCTGGTATCGCGGCCTGCGGACGAGTCAGCGCGTGCAGGCCGCCCACGACGCCGTGACGATTGTGGCGCGCGCGAACCGGACCGCCTCATGACCTGCGCCCACGCCACGCCACCCACAAGGGAGCCCCGCGCCTCGGGTCATTGATGGCCAATGCGTTCCGGTCACAGTCCCGCAGCGTCCAGCGGTTCACCGGCTTGCCGGGGGCGGAGAAGGTCCGGCTCTGGCCGATGATCGCGGAGATCCTCGACCGGGAAAGGGCCACGTACCAGGACATCGGCGACCAGGTCGTGCTCGGCGCGCTGAATAGCGTGCTCACGGCGGGCATCATGGCGGGCCGGTACCGCGAGGTCCACGCCGCACTTGAGCAGCTCCTCGGGCTCAGTGTCCCGGCTGGGAAGTCGGTCAGCGACGAGCCGCTCCCCGTCCCAGCCGGGAAGGTGATTCCCAGCCGGGAAGTCGAGGCCGCGAATGGTCGGAAGCCCCCGGCGAAGGCGACCGGCCGCTGATGCTCTCCTCCAGCGACACGCGAATCCTGCTGGCCCTGTACCACCGCGTCTACTGGGCGAAGCCGCCCAGCGGCGAGATCCCACCGTGCTACGCGCGGCTGGCCTACGGCGAAGTGATCGCCGTGAGGACGGCGCGGTACGAGTACTACTCCGTCGGGTTGACGGACGGCCTGCGCTATCGCGGGGCGTTCGCCGGAATGAACTGAGGGGGGGGGCTCCTATGAGCCGCGAGGCCTATCTCAATACCCGGCTGACGTGGACCTTCCTGATGCAACGGGCGCGCAAGGCGGTCCACGACTCGCGTAACCTCCGGAATCGAGTCGCGCTCAAGCGGTGGGCGCGCCTGCGGAGCGGGCGATGATGAAAGTGGCCACGCTGGAGCAGACCATCCCGCTGCGCGCGGCCTTTCTCTGCATCAACTGCGACCGCGTATCGCGCAACGCGCGCAACTGCCCTGACTGCGGCTCCACGGCCATGTGGCCGCTCGCGTCGTGGCTGGACCGGGTGGCGAAGTGAACACCCGTCGCAGCACCGCGCTCCCCGGCGAATGCGCCAAGGCGTCCTACCAGACGCGCCGTGAAGCCGAGCTGGCGCTGGCCCCCGACGCCCAGCGCGTCGTCGAGGGCACCGTCGTCGGCGAGGCCGCGAAGCCCTACCGATGCGGCTACTGCGGGGCCTGGCATCTCTCGGTCAGGCGGACCGCATGACGAGCGTGCCGATGATCGAGGCGTGTGCGCTGAATCAGGGTGGCGAGCGCGACCGGAGGTTGCCCTGCACGATCTGCGGCGACATGGGCCTCGACCTGATGTGCTCGCGCTGCCGGCTGCTCGCGGACATCCGGGTCGCCGAGGAATTCGAGCGCCGGATCCGGGGGCGGCGCCGGTGAAAGCCTACGACGCCCGCGTCAGGGCGCTCGCCGGGGCGGTGCTCTCCGACTACCGGCTCAGTCACGCCGAGCACGAGCAAGAGGTCGACATGCTCGCCCAGATGATCCAGGGCGCGATCGAGGTCTACGTGGAGAGCCTCGAGCATCGGCGGCTGCCTTCATGATCCGCGGGGTCACATACGGCCATCGCCCCCCGATGTACCGCACAGATTACGAGCCCGGCGTCGGGGGGGGAAATCCTCCTCAGCCCGTAGCGACGGAATCCTGCGTCGCTGAGGCCTCCTCGATGCCGAGCATGAACGAGCCCGATTTGCTCTACGGCATATCGGTCGCGTGCCTGACGATCTTCCTGAGCGCGGCGTATTCGCTGCTGTCGGCCTGGATGCGCGGGTGGCTGCAGTGACCTACGCCCAGCAACTCGCCCAGGTCGCGCGCGTGAAAGACATCGCGCTCAAGCAGCCCGATGCTCTGGACGCGGCGCGGCGGGCACACGGCGAGGCTCGCAAGGCCCTCAAGGCTGCGACCGCCGAGCTCAAGGACCGGGAGGCGGAGATCGCCTCGCTGGTGGCCGGTGACCGCGACCTGAAGAACGTCGAGGCCCGCAAGGCGGCCACGGCAGCGCGCCTGCGGGACGACGCCGAGATCCGGCGGCTCACGCGGGCCGTGGACGACGCCGAGGCGGTCGTGATGAACGCCGAGATGGACGTGCGCCGGCGCGAGGACGAGCAGCGCGCCTGGCGGACCTACCTCGACGCCCTGGTGGCCGAGGTCCAGTTACTCACGGCGGGCCGGTGATGGCCAGGCGGCCGGCGCGCCCACGCCCGACAGCCGTGATCGACGATCCATCGCGCCCGATCAGCGACGTGATCATGGAGACGAACGAGGAGACGGCCGCCCGGCTCACCCCGAAGGAGACGACGATGCCCGAGACAGCCCTGGCGCTCACCAACCCGGCCGCGATGGAAGCCATGGTCAGCAGCGAGAAGGTCCCGGCCCAGCTCGCGGAGTACTTCTCCCAGGAGGAGTGGGCGCCGATGTCGCGCCCCCAGCGCGTGAGCGCGATCGAGTTCCTGCTGGACGAGATGCGCTCGACCACCGAGGGGCTGGAGATCAACTTCCCCCGGGTCAAGTACCCCACGGCCGGCGCCTCGTTCTGGGAGGTGCCGACCGCTAGCGGCGAGGCCGAGGCCATCCGAGAACTGGAGGGCGTGGTCGTCTTCAAGCAGGCGGTCCGCGCCTACTGGCCCCTCGACCAGGAGCCCGGCAAGAACCCGCCGGCCTGCTCGTCGCTGGACGCCGTGACGCCGGTTCCGGGCGATCATCAGCAGGCCAAGACGTGCGCCGCCTGCCCCCACGCACAGTGGGGCTCGGGCAAGGACGGCCGCGGCCAGGCGTGCAAGAAGCGCCTGAACACCTTCCTGCTGCGCTCCGGCCAGGACGTGCCGACGCTGGTGTCGCTGCCGCCCAGCGCCCTGCGCACCTTCGCGGACTACGCCGTCCAGCTCCGCCAGGCCCGCAGCTCGCTGCTCGCCGTGACCACGATCTTCGGCCTCACCAAGGCGACCAGCGGGGGCGGCGTGGAGTTCAAGGCCCTGACCCTCCGGATCGGTCGCCGGATGCAGTTCCCGGAGATGAAGCAGGCGGCCGAGCTCCGGGCGGTTTTTGAGGCCCAGATGGCGAAGCGCGGCATCAAGGTCGAGGAGGCGGGTGACGAGCACGAGGCCGGGGGCGGGGAGCCCGAGGTCCTCGATCGCGAGGGCCGGAGAGTCTAGGCATGCGGCGCCTCGTTTCGGTGCGGCGATGGTCGCTGTGATCCCGATCGGCGTGCTCGTTATCGGCCTCGGGTGGCGAGATGCCCTGATCGGCATCGGCGTCGTGCTGGGATTCTCTGGCTGGCTGGCCCTCGCTATTTGGCTGCTCGATGCCTGACCCACGCACCTGGGCGATGGCCAACGGGCTGTCGCCCTACCACCCGGGCGAGTGGGACGAGGCCGGCATGGCCGCGTTCCTCGCCGCTCAAGTCGCCGAGGTCCAGGCGGCATGGAGCCACCCGGGCCGGTGGGCGCTGCACGGCGCGCGCGCCGCCGAGGTCTACGCCAACGAGCTGCGCGACGCGCAGACGAAGCCCCCGTTCAGTCTCTACCGCGTCTGCCCCTGCCATCCCCACGGCTACCGGCGCGGCCAGAACGAGCGCCTGGAGCCCTGGGAGCGGATCGACCTCGACGACGTGCTGCGCTGGGTCCTCGCTAATCGTGCCTCGCGCGACCATCTCTCCCAGCGGACGGCCGCGTGCCTGGCCTGGCTCGAGCAGGACTTCGGGCGGCGCGTGCCGGAGCCGGTGGCTTGACCATGCTCGCCCCCCGGCCGATGATCCGCCCCGCCACGGGGCGGAGTCACGCCTTCCTGGCCAGGGGGGCGAATGTCATGCGGCTGGACACGGCACGGATCGAGTTCATCTCTGACCGGCAGCGCGGTGTGGACGAGACGGCCAGCAGGCAGCGGTATCCCGCCAACACGCTGCGCTCCTACAATCAGCACCTCTCCGGCTTCATCGGCTGGCTCACCTACACGCTGCATCGCATCCCCAACGTCGAGCACTTCACCGCCGAGCGCGCCCAGGTGTTTCTCGCCGAGCGCGCTGAGGCCCGGTCCGCGAACACGGTGCACACCGAGAGCGTGGCGCTCCGTCAGTTCGCTGCGTGGGGCACCTGGAAGCGGTACTGGCGCGCCGAGACGGTGGCCCGGATCCCCGTCTACCAGCGCCGCAAGGCACTCCCGAGGGCGTTCACCCCGGAGGAGCGTGATCGGATCATGGCGCTGCCGCTAACGGGCGCCGATCGGGTCCTCCGCGCGCTGCTCTACTTCGCCGGCCTGCGGGAGACGGAGGCCATCAGCGTCCGCCTGCGTGACATCCGGCCCCCCTACGCCATGCCGGACGGGTCCGTGCTGACGGGCTCCATCCGGGTGCGCGGCAAGGGTGACAAGGAACGCAGCGTCGACATGCACGCCGCGCTCTGGGTGGTCATCGAGGACCACCTCAAGCAGCTCGGCCAGCGTCCGATGGACAGCCGGCTCATCACCAAGCCGAACGGCGAGGCGTGGACGCGCGACATGGTGCAGGCCCGGTTCCGCCAGTGGAGAGCGCCGGCCAACGTGCCGGGGGCCACGGCCCATGCGCTTCGCCACACGTTCGCCTCGGACTTGCTCGAGAGCGGGGCGGACCTGAGACAGGTCCAGGATCTCCTCGGTCACGAGAGCCTCGCCACGACCGCGATCTACCTCCGGGTGTCCGACAAGCGCCGGGCCGAGGCGGTGAACCGGCTGCCCTCGTTCGGCCTGGTGGTTATGCCGATGGGTTCTGCTGTGTCTGGACCGACCGATGCGGCGCACCCTCTAGAACCCGCGAAAACCGAGGACAATGCGACAGGGACCGTATAATCACGCATCCCCGGATAGTGCGACTCCGCGCACTACTCACGCGGACTTGTCGCCCGCCGCCCCTCATGCCCGGAGGGGGTTATCAGAACCCGGGGTTATCGCTGAGCTGTCCCGGCCCCTGCGCCGTCGCCGCATCCCCTACTTCCGCAGTCCGTTCTTCCGTAGTCAGGGCACCGCCTCGAAGGACCGGCGCACCGCACAAAGCTGAGCCGGATCCCGCCGCCCGAGAACCGCGAGCCCTGCCCGACCTGCGGGGACGTGGGGCCGCTGATGCCGCACCTGCGCCGCGTCCACGGCTTCTCGGCGACCCGGGCCAGGCTCGCGGCGGCTCGCCTGCTGGCCAAGGAGCGCCTTTCTCCGGGCGACTGCGCGCGTCTGGGCATCGACCCCTTGCCGGTGAAGCGGAACGGCGCCCTGAGCCGCGTGGCGGCCCTGAGCGAGGCGCCGAGCGCGCTGCCGACGGACGCGGAGCTCGATGCCGTGATCCGGGCGGCGGGGTTCACGGCGTGAGGGACATGGACCGGCGCGGCATGACCGCCCTCGCGGCGGGGCACGCGCCCTGCCCGCGCTGCATGGCCGTCTACGCCACCGAGGGGCTGCTCGGCGCCCACCTGATGGGCGAGCACCACATGAGCCAGCAGCAGGCCGAGCGCGAGGCCCACCAGGCCGTCACGGGGATCTGGCGAGACGAGGCGGGCCGCTGCGAGGTCTGCCGGCGACCGGTGGGCCAGCACCAGCCATCCTGCTCGGCGGCGAAGCGGGCGGCGCGCCTGGGGTACCGGCCGGAGGGCCAGGTCGTGACCGCCTCTGTCACACCGATCCGCCAACCCGCTGTGAGCTTCACCGTCACCCCGATCAACGTCGTGCGCCAGGAGGCCTCGATGCCCACGAACAAGAAGGTGGCCGACCCCGACAACTGCCAGGTGTGCGCTCGGATGACCCGGAAGGCTGGCATCCCGACGAAGTGCGGACGCCACGGCGGTGAGGGGACGAAGGCCGCCAAGCGATCGGCCCCGAAGGCCGCCAAGCGCGCCGTCAAGAAGAAGAACGGCCGCCCGGACCTCGCCTCCAAGCTGACCGCGGCGAAGGTCGAGGTCAGCACGCTCCGGGAGCAGCTCGCGCGGGCCGAGGTCAAGGTCGAGCTGCTGGAAGAACTGGTCGAGGCGTAGCAGTGCCGGCCCACGGCGTCGTCATCGAGGGACCGACCGTGCTTGTCTCCGAGCGGACGGTCGGCATCGGCTCCACGCGATTCCGGCTGGTCATGCGCCGAGTCGGGCGCAGCAGGCGCCTTCGACTCTCGGCGCCCATCTGCGTGGCCTGCGATCAACCCGTCCAGGGAGGACATGAGACATGCAACTGGCAGCGGCTCCAGGTGCCATGACCCCCGCCGCCGCGAAGCGCGCCCTGCTGGCCGACCGCGAGGTGCTCCGCGAGCGTCTCGATGGCGTCCAGCGCCCCACGGCGAGCCACGACGTCGGCGACGACGCTGACGTGATGGTGCGCGTCGAGCACACCGAGACGGCCCTCGTACACCGTGGCCGGCTGGTCGCCCGCCTGCGCGAGATCGACGCCGCGCTGGCCAGGATCGCGGACGGTACCTACGGGCAGTGCGTGGAATGCGGGGAAGTCATCAAGGATCTTCGGCTGGAAGCCATTCCTGAAGCGAGTCGCTGCACAAGTTGTGAGGCCGCCAATGAGCATCGGTCGGCACCGGTCAACCATTACCTCGAGGAAGACTTCGGCTGCTAATGGCTACGACTGGTTATATCGAGATTCCCCGAAGGGACCATCCTCGCGCCAGAGCGAACGGTTGTGTGTACGAACACATCCTCATTGCGGAGAAGGCTGCGGGTCGTTATCTCCTGCCGCCCATTGAGATCCATCACGTCAACGGCCAGCGGAACGACAACCGTCCGAGCAACCTAGTTATTTGTCCGGACGCCGAGTACCACAAATATCTCCACTATAGGGCAAGAATTGTCCGTGCTGGCGGCGATCCAGACAAGGACAGAATCTGCTCGCGATGCAAACAGGTTAAACCCAAAACGGAGTTCAGTCCGGCCCCGTCCCATCGCAGCGGTGTAACGAATACCTGCAGGGCGTGTCGTCGTCGCCCGCCGAAGCCAGCCAGAACTGAGTGCGAGCACGGGCATGCCCTGACAGAAGACAACGTCTATGTCTACCCGCGCAGCGGAATTAGACAATGCCGCGCATGCCGAGTGAGGCAAAGGGCGTCGTGGACCAGGAGGCTGCCATGACCGTCACCGTCCCCACTGCCATGCTGTGGATCCTCGGCACCGCGCTGGCCCTGCTCGGCGGCGGCCTGGTGGTGATCCTGCTCTTCGGGCTCTGGGTCACGCGGCGACGGAATGAGCTGGGAGAGGGCGAGGATCGTTGAGTGCCGCGCCGACGTTCATCTCCGTGGCGGCGATCCGATTGGCGCATGTTCCGCCTCGATGAGCACGCCTGGAGGTGTACATGCCCCGACTCCCCACGCTACCGCGCGATGGGGAACGCGGTCACAGTCACGACCGTCGAGTGGATTGCACGACGGCTCTACCGCGCGATGACAGGAGCCCACCTATGAAGACCGCCGTCGTCGTCGCCGCCAGCTTCAGCGTCGTCGTCATCCTCGGCGCCGTCGGCCTGCTGGGCGAAGCCGAGCTGCGCCGCTGGCGCCGGCTGCGGAATGGGCGGGTGCAGGACCGCTCGGGCTGGTTCGTGTAGATGAACGTCCTGGCTCTCGATCTCGGCACGCGGACAGGCTGGGCGCTCGCCGAAGCTGGGCGTATCGAGTCCGGCGTCCAGGACTTCTCCCCGAAGCGGGGCGAGTCCGCTGGGATGCGCTACCTCCGATTCAATCGCTGGCTGCAGGACGTCACGCACACGCCCCAGGTCGATCTCATCGTCTACGAGATGCCGCACCTGCGCGGCGGGGCCGCGGCGACTGTGCTGGCGGGGCTGGAGACGCGCGTCCACGAGTTCTGCGCGCGGGCGCAGTGTCACCCCATCGAGTACCAGTCCGTGCATTCGGCGACGTTGAAGAAATGGGTCACCGGCTCGGGGCGCGGGGACAAGAACGCCATGATGCTCGCTGGTCAGCGCCGGGGCTGGTTCGCGGATCAGCCGGGGCACTGGCCGATCGACGACAACCAGGGCGACGCGGTGTGCCTCCTGCACTACGCGCTCTCGGAGATCGTGCCGAGTGGCGCACGACGATGATGCGACCTGCATGACGGGGGCCGATGAACGAACAGCGGTTCTGGTGGCTGGCCGAGCACTACCTACGTCTGCGGGCTCTGCCTGTCGTCGTTCGTCGGGCCGCCTTACGCGGGAGGGGCTGAGGCCGGTCCACGTCATCGCCGGGAGCGCGTGCCCCTATCGCCACTGGCACAAGGGGGCGTGATGAGCCAGACGGACGCGCAGGAGATTGTCGAGACGGTCGAACTAGACGGCCTCCCGATGGGGCCTCCGCTTGCGGAGGCCCTCCTTCTTTTCAACAGCGAAGCCGAGGCCCTGATCAAGCGGATTGAGGTGCTGCTGGGACTACTTCACCAAGATCACGCTTTACGCCACGTCCACCAAGGCTGAGATCGCCGGATGCCGCCGCCAACTGGACGTGCTCATCGACCATATGGAGACGGTGGAGCGCCTTGAGCGAACCCGACGCAAGACGGACGCGCAGCCATGAGCCAGACGGACGCGCAGGCCAAGGAGATCGTGGAGTACGTCCTGGTGGCCGCTGAAACCTACGGGCGGAGGCTCGGCAACAAGATCACGTTCCCGCCCGTTATCAACCGACCAACCGGGGAGGAGTCTGAGAGCATCCCGACGCGACTGGAGAAGTACGTCGCCCAGGCCCTCGCCCGCGCCCGCGAGGAGCAGCGCGAGCGGGATGCCATCATCGCGCACGGGTTCTGCCATGTATGCGGCGTGGACATCGCCGCCGCCATTCGGGCCGGGGGAAAGGACGCGCAGCCATGAGCGGGGAGCGGGGCATACATGCCGACTGTCTCGATCTGCTGGAGGCTACGAGGACGGAAGCAATCAAGGAAAGGGCCGGTCTTTATGCCGCGCTGGAAGATGCCCAGACACAGCGCGTCCGCGAGTCACACGCCAACACGTATCTGGCGCGGACAAATCGACGGCTGATAGCCGAGCGGGACCGACTGCGGGAGGCGCTGGAGTGGATTGCTAACGGTGAGGACTGGACGGCTATGGGTGTGCGTGCTGTGGCCCGCGCCGCCCTGCGTCCCGCCCAGGACGAGCAGAGGTGAGCGGGGCACCGGCCGAGGCGTGGCCTGGCCCGGCGAGGCCGGGCGAGGCAGGGCATGGCGTGGGCATGGCGTGGCCCGGCGAGGCCGGGCGAGGCAGGGCGAGGCAGGGGACCTTTAACCCGTAGGGAGGTAGATAAGCAGAATGGCCACGAAGGGCGCGACGACCACGATCACCGGACAGACAGCGTTGCTGATGCACGCCTTCCCGATGCAGCCGATCGAGGCGATCGAGAAGAAGTCGCCAGAGGAGCAGGCCAAGCTCTCGCTCTACCTCGATCCAGACGGACGCATCTACGTGGCCATCACGACGGGCTTGATGCCGCTGCATCCGGACGGGGACGCGCAGCCATGAGCGGGGAGCGGGGGTGGGAGTGGTACATCGCCCGACTGCACCACTTCGGGTGCGACACACGGTACGGGCAAGCGTGTGATGACCAGTGCTACCGGATGCGCGATTTCGTCTCCGCTGAGATGCGTGCGTCCCAGGCCGAGCGGGACCGACTGCGGGAGGCGCTGGAGTGGATTGCTAACGGTGAGGACTGGACGGCTATGGGTGTGCGTGCTGTGGCCCGCGCCGCCCTGCGTCCCGCCCAGGACGAGCAGCGATGAGCGGAGACTTCCTGATCGGGCTGGCGATCTTGTTCATCGTCATAACCGCGTATCGGGCTGGCTATGTGGATGGGCGCGGATGGGAGTCGGCCAAGGACGCCGCCCAGGACGAGCAGAGAGGAGAGCAGGGATGACCCGCGTGGAGATCATCAAGCCGTTCACGGCGGGGGGATACAAGTTCCTGCCGGGCGTGATCTTGGAGGCCACGACAGCCTCGGGAGCGATCGTCCTGGTCCCGACCGGGAACATGTACGTCTTCGCCCTGGTCACCATCGGGGCGACCCTGGCCAACCGCCAGTGCTACCGGGTGCTGCCCGCGTGAGACTCCCGCAGCCCTGCGTGAACCGGAAGCCGAGGTAACCCGAGGACCGCCTGCCATCCACCCCGCCACGCCGGCCGCGCCCAGGGCGACGATCACCTCCGCCCTCGGCGTCTCGGCGGCGTGGGGTGTGGAAAACTTTTACAGAGTCGGTGGCGCCGCATGACGGCGCAGACCGTCAACGCGCGGATCCCGCCGCACGACCTCGACAGCGAGCGCGCCGTGCTCGGTTGCCTGCTCATCGAGCCTGAGCCCAGCTGGCCCGCCGTCGCGCGCCTGACCTTCGTAGACTTCTTCCTGGAAGCCCACCGCGTCATCTACACACACCTGTGCCAGCTCCACGACGCCGGCGTGCCGATCACGGTGAACGCGCTCCAGGACTCGCTGCTCGAGGCCGGGGAGCTGTCCCTCGTCGGTGGCCCGATCATCCTCGCCACCCTCAGCGAGTCCGGCACGGTCCCGGGCCTGCTGAGCCGCCCCGTCGAGATCATCCTGCGCCACTCCGCCCGCCGACAGGCGATCCAGGCGATGACGACGGCCATCGACGACCTGTACGGCTCCGACGACCACGCGCCGGCCAAGCCCGTGCTCGACGTCGCCGTCGAGCTCGGCGACATGCTCTCCAAACTCGCCGAGCGCGCCGACACAGAGCAGGAGGGCGCGCCCGACGAGCCGCTGGGCGACATCGCCGAGCAGCTCCTGGCCGATCTGGCGCTGTCCCTGCCAGACTTCATCACCTATCCACTCGCCGGCCTTATGAACATCCTCGGAGGCGGGTCACGCCGAGGCGAGCTCGTCTACCTCGCGGCAGGTTTCGGCACCGGGAAGACTGGGATCGCGCTCGAGTGGGCCGGCTTCAACGCCCAGCGGGGCAAGCGCGTGCTCGTCATCAGCGCAGAGATGACCAAGAAGGCCGTCGCCGCCCGCATCCTCACCCAGCGCGCCATGATCGGCGCGAACAGCTTCCGCACCGGCGATCTCACGCCCGAGGAATGGGGCCGCGCGCACGACGCCATGCCCACCCTCAAGGCCCTGCCCATCGTCATCGACGACCAGGCCAACACACTCGGCCAGATCCGCCGCCTGGTCCGGCGTCACCGCCCCGATCTCGTCATCATCGACTACCTGCAATTGCTGCAAGGGCCACAGACCGCCGAGAAGCGGCACGAGATCAACGCCATCAGCCGCGGCCTCAAGCGCATGGCCAAGCGCCATGACTGCGTGGTCCTCGCCCTCTCGCAGATCACCCTGGTCCCGGATGGCAAGGGCAAGTTCCAGCGGCCCTCGGCCGCCTCGCTGAAGGAGTCCCGCGGGCCGTCCGAAGACGCCGACACGATCCTGCTGCTGTGGCGTCCCGACCCCGAGAAGCGCGACCTCGAGCTCATCGTCGGCAAGGGCCGCAGCCACGCCACGGGCACCGTCAACCTGGAGTTCACATCGCAGTACCTATGGTTCCGGGAGGTGTAGAGCATGACAGAAGGCATCCCCACTGAGTACAAGGGTTATCGGTTTCGTAGTCGCCTTGAGGCCAGATGGGCGGCGTTCTTTGATCTCTGTGAGTGGCCCTGGCAGTATGAGCCGCTCGACCTGCACGGCTATATCCCCGACTTCGTGCTGCAGTTCACATCACCCCTGCTCGTCGAGGTGAAGCCGGACGTGACGATCAAGGCCATGCACGCCCACACCGGCAAGATCGAGGCAAGCGGGTGGCAGCACGAGGCCCTGATCGTCGGCTCGGGTCTCCTCACCGGCACCTACTGGAATCGCCCGGTGTTAGGGCTACTGGCTGAACACTTCCCGCCAGAGTTCCTATGGTCCTGGGATGAAGCAGCGATCTTTCGATGCGTCGACTGCGGGCGCCCTTCACTCTGTCACACCGTCCAGTCCTATCGGTGCCGCGTCAGCTGGTGTTACGACGGCGACGGCCACATCGGAGATCTCCATGAACTTGATCGCTGGTGGGCCGAAGCGCAGAACCGGACACAGTGGAGACGCTGATGCGCAAAGCCACGACGCTCGGAGAATCGTGGGGCGTGATTGCGGGCGGCGTCGTCGATCACCCCAAGTTCGCCGCACTCGCTGCTGACCCCGAACTCAGCCCCCTCGAGCGCCTGGCCGCCGTCGGCCTCTGGGCCAAGGCCAACGCGTACACCGCACGCCACGGCACGGACGGCGCGATCGCGCGACATCTTCTTCCACTGCTCACCGGACTGCCGCCGGCGAAGGCCACGCGACTCGCTGATGGTCTCGTTCGGGCCAGGAAAGCGTCCTCGCCGGCTGGCCTCTGGGAAGCCTCAGACGTCGGCTACCAGGTCCACGACTACACCGTCTGGAACTACTCACGCGCCGAGCGAGAGGGGTTGTCCCATCGCAAGGCGGAGGCTGGGCGACGTGGAGGTCGGCGTTCTGCTCAAGCACGTGGTCAAGCATCTGCTCAAGCACATGCTGGGGCATCTGATGAAGCAGAATCCAAGCAAGTGCTCAAGCCAGTAACAGTACAGTACAGAACAACCTCCCCTATATCCCCTCCGGGGAGTGCTTCGGCAGATGCTTCGACCGGAGGCAACGGCGCCCAGGCCTACCACCCGGAACTCTGGAACACTGACTGCCCGGAAATGCGCTGGCGCCTGCAGCAGTGCGTGTCGTCGGCCTACCTGGCCGAGCACCCCGATGCGTCCCACCCCGTGGTGCCCGTGAAGTTCGGCGATCCGTCCCAGGGCTTCCAGCCGAAGCAGTGCCCCCATCACCGGGCCAGCGCCTGATGCCCTGGGCGCCACGCCGCCCGTGCGCGCGGTGCGGCCGTCTGCAGCCCTGCCCCGCGCACCCGTCGCGCAAGCCCTGGCAGCAGACGCGGTCGAGGCAGGAGCGGGGGTACGACCCCGACTGGGAGCGGAAGCGGCGCGTGGTTCTCAGCTACGACCGGATCTGCCAGTGGGGACGTCTGGCCGACGAACGCGATGCGCCTTGTGCGGCGCCATCGACCACCGTCGATCACATCGTGCCGAAGTATCTGGGCGGCACCGATGCCTACGCGAATCTGCGTGGCCTCTGCGCCAGGCATCAGCAGATCAAGGCTGGTCGTGAAGGTGCGGCGGCGCGACGTAGCTCCATGACGCGACGAGCGATCAGGGCCAGACCAGCGGACAACCGTGGAGGGGGCGGGTGAAAAGTAGACAACTCGGGGACAGGAC